CGGACGGTACTACTACTACTGTTACTACAGCAGCTCAAGAAGCTAGTGACGTTTGTTTAGCAATTATCAAGGCAACTGAGGTAGCCCTTGCAACTTCTTGGCAGAAGCCGTACTTCGAGATGGTTCTACCAAAGGCAGTGACGAGTATTGTTAATGCATAGTAGCGTTAACTAAACAGAAAGAGAGAGAGGCTTAAAAAATTAGGCCTCTTTTTTTTTGTTATCTTTGTAAAAAAGAATATCGATGATAAATTCTGTGAGAAATACAGTGTTAGCTGTACTCAATAAAAACAATTACGGATATCTATCTCCCCAAGACTTTAACTTATACTGCCTACAAGCCCAGATGGACTTGTTTGAGGACTACTTTTATCAGTACAACAACTGGATCAACAGAGAAAATAACAGGTCTTCAGGGACTGGTTACGCAGATATAGTAAAGGGACTAGAGGAGGTTATAGACACGTTTACGGTACTAGCACCCCTACAAAATCAGAGTACGGCTACATTAAATAAAAGCTCGTACCTTCTCCCTACCGCAACACTAAACGGAAGTGACTACTACCTACTTAACAAGATGTTAGTCTACCAAACGATTAGGGCCACGGGTACTACAACCAGCTTTGCGGTTGGTCAGAACGAGATACTAGACACAAACGCTACCTTTGTAACAAGCGGAGTACTTCCAGGAGATGTTGTTGGGTATAGTATTGGGGGTGTACCAACAAACACATTAGTGGAGAGCGTGGTGTCAGAGACACAGCTTCAGGTGGAAAGTACAAATATTATTTCGTCTCCTATAGACTACGCAGTATATAATCCTAATAACTTAAAGGAAGCAGAGAAGGTAACACAGGCTAAGATAACCTTACTAGATAACTCTATACTAACCAAGCCAACGTTGACATACCCTGCGTATGTTCAGAACGCATTAAGCTCTAAGATATACCCATCTAGTGTATACGAACAGGGGCAGGTATTGGCTCAGTATATTAGGTATCCGTTTGTACCTAGCTGGACTTACTTAGAGACCTCTGGTAACGACCCTATATTTAATATATCTGATGGACTGTATCAAGACTTTGAGCTACCGCTTTCAGATGAACCTAACTTAGTTAATAAGATTTTACAGTATGCGGGAGTAGAGATAAGGGAGGCAGATGTTGTACAGTTTGCACAGGGACAGGAAGCATTAGATACACAAGAAACAAGTTAAGATGGCATATATAAATCAGTACCAGTACTACACAAACAACGAGGGAAACCCTAACGATGCGAATTGGGGTTCGTACCAGTATGTAACATTAGAGGATATAGTTAATAACTTCATGCTTATATACCAAGGAAACCACGAGTTGGTTAACAACCTGAACAGGTTTCAGGTACTGTTCCATGCAAAGCGTGGTATACAGGAGTTAAACTACGATGCACTCAAGGAGATAAAGATACTGCAGCTAGACTTAGACAGTAGCCATAGGTTTGTTTTGCCATCCGACTTTGTGAACTGGGTTAGGATATCTGAGTGGAGGAATGGTGTACTGCGTCCACTGACTGAAAACATACAGACAAGCTACGCCAAGGCCTACCTACAAGACAACGAGTCTAACCTACTATTCGACCAAGACGGTAACGTACTAAGCCCTCAGGACAGTGAAATAGATCTAGCCCGTATAAGGGGTGGTGCAAGGAGTATATACCTAAACTCAAACAGTGTCTATGACGGGCAGGAGGGATGGAATGTAGAGGGGTGTTGGTACTTTGACTACCAGGTTGGTGCAAGGTTTGGTCTGAATACAGAGACAGCAAACTCAAACCCCACGTTTAATGTAGACAAGAAGGCGGGGGTAATAAACTTTAGCTCTGGGAGTAGCATGAGGTCAGTGGTATTAGAGTATGTCTCTGACGGAATGGAGAACGGAGACGATGCGTCTGTTAGTTTAAATAAGTTATTTGAGGAGTACATATATGCGTACATACGTTACTCTATTTTAAACGGCAGGCTTGGTGTGCAGGAGTATGTAGTTAACAGGGCAAGGAAAGATAAGTCATCACTACTAAGGAACGCAAAATTAAGACTAAGTAACATACACCCTGGCAGGCTTCTGATGAACATGAGGGGCAAGGATAAATGGATAAAATAATAATATGCCAATAATAAATACAAACTTTATTGCAGGTAGGATGAATAAGTCTGTGGACGAGAGACTCCTTCCACCAGGTGAATATGTAGATGCTATAAACGTGCGTCTGGGTTCTACTGAAAACACTGAGATAGGTGCTGTAGAGAACTCAAAGGGTAACAACTCCTTGACTACATTAGAGTATGGTGGGCAGTCACTGTCAAGCTCGGCAACATGCCTAGGTGCATATGACGATGGGCAGCTGGAGACTATGTACTGGTTTGTTCATGACCCCGCTAACACAGTGGCTACCGATGGTGTAGTTGATATGGTGGTGTCGTTTAACACGCAGAACAATCAGCTCAGATACCATGTGATAACACTTGACGTATTAAAGTTTGACCCAGAGTATTTAATAACTGGCGTAGATAAGATCGAGGACTTACTGTTCTTTACGGACGGAAAGAATCCACCAAGGAGAATAAATGTAAACGACACATACGAATTTCCTACGGGGGATGTGGATGGTATAGAGGAGGAGGATATATCTGTGATACTAAAGCCACCTGGTTTTGAAGACCAGACAGCAACTGGCGAAGTTCCACTGACAGCACCTACGTTTGAGTTAATCAATGTGGTGGGTGGAGAAAATTATTTGGAGGACAGGTTTATAAGCTTTGCCTATAGGTACAGGTACATAAACAACGAGTACAGTGCGACCTCTCTATTCAGCCTCCCTGCATTTCAGCCATCAAACTTTAGGTTCGATACCCGAAGCTATGACAACGCTGGTATGTCTAATGCATTCAACGGTGCTAAGGTAAAGTTTAGCACAGGGAGTGACAGGGTTGTTCAAGTTGACTTGCTGTATAAGGACTCTAACACTAACAGGATATATGTAATAGAGAGGTTCAAGAAGGAAGACTACGGCTGGGCAGACAACGCAACGCAGGAGTATGTGTTCACGAACAGTAAGATATACTCTGTAATAGGATCGGATGAGTTACTGAGGCTGTACGACAACGTCCCACTAAAGGCACAGGCCCAAACAATAATGGGCAACAGGCTGATATACGGTAACTATACCGATGGCTACGACATAGTAAACATAAACGGACAGAACATTCCCATAGACTACTCTACAGCACTATTCACTACATCGTTAAGCCTTATAAACCTAGACAATGCTGTACTAAGCAAGGGTGTTGATTATACTATAAACCCATCAGCAACTACTAATAATGTGGAGAACTCTTTAGCCACAGTAGACCTTGCAGAGGTAGAAGACCAACTCTTAAGGGGGGCGCAGTTAGCTTTTGATATAAGGATTGAACACTTTACTATAAACGGTACAACTACTGATACGTGTTACATCGATAATGTTGGGTTTAGTAATTCTCCGCTTAACATAAATGTCACCATAAACCTCACACAGGACTATGCAAATGTCTTTGACTTTGTTAATTCAGCAGATTTTGAGAATGCTATAGGAACTTTGATAGACACAAACTTTGAACCAATAGCAACAGCTGACCAGGGGATATCTCTAACGGATAGGTTTAACGCAGGATTAGTAGCACCCGCTGAAGGTGATTGTGACTTTGATAAAATCATAAGTTCTATTACAAGTAGTGTTGCGCAGCAGGGATTTGCTATTAGTGCTACCTCTGGGCAAACTACCTTTACTTTACAGACGCTGGCGATGAAGTACTCTACAGGTACTACTCCATCTGCTGACATGTACGAGTACTTTAGCTTCAGTTCGTTTAGGGTGGGCTTTACTAACAACATAAATAAATCAAGCCTACACAGTGACAGGGACTTTGAGACTGGGATTGTATACCTGGATGAGTACGGCAGGAGTTCTACCGTTCTAGTATCTGAGTACAATACTATATTTGTTCCACCTGTTGCGAGCTTAACAAAGAACCAGATACAGGCCACAGTACAGAACTACGCACCAACATGGGCGACTAAGTATAAGTTTGTAGTCAAGCCAAGTAAGGTTGGGTACGAGACAGTTTACAGCAACTTCTTTTACACAAACCCGTTTGACAACGTAACACACTTTAAGCTAGAGGGTGACAACACGAACAAGGTAAAGGTTGGAGACAGGCTTAGGGTAAAGAGAGACACAAAAGGGCCTTTAACGTCATTGGTTGAGACCACGGTTCTAGGCGTAGAGGCACAAAGCTCTGACTTTTTAAATGGACAGCAAGAGCTTGGGGCAAACAGCGAGCAGTTGGCAGGGCTATACATGCAGATCAAGGCGACCAACTTTTCTGCTCAGGTTTCTAGCAACTCTATAATTGACTATGGCCTAAGGGCAAGATCATCTACTCTTGAAAACCCTGAATATAGGCTTCAAGGTGCTGTGTCATACCCATGCTATACATACGACACTGTTGGCGGCACAACAAGTAACTATGACCTACCTGCAGGCTCAATCGTGGACATGAAGTTTAGGTTCAAAAGAGAAGATGGTTTAGGCACAGATGAAAAAGAGTGGCTACTAGACAGGAGCTTTGTAGTATCAGAGGACTACGTTGACTTCCACGACTTTTGGGATAGCTCTAACATAGACCTAAGCGCAACCTACTACACAGGTACAGGTGTAGACCCGCAGGGTATATATACTAATACTTTTGTTAACCCCGACCCAATAATTGGTGATTTAGATCCAAATGCTACATCTCCAACAAACGCAGATGGGACATATGACCGTGCTGGTAACACAGTTAGCTTTGCACAGTTTCATATGTACTTTCAGTTCATACAGGCAAACCCAGGGGATATAAATAGTCCTTTGTGGCTTGGTGTTAGGTGTGGAGGTGAAGGAACATCAGGTTCATTCGGCTTTGGTCAGAGACCGATGACTGTATCTGCTGAGATAGTAGTCCAAAGGGCAAACACGGTAATGGTATTTGAAACAGAACCAGCCGATGCAAACGATGAGATTTACTTTGATGCGTCAGAGGCACTGCCCCTAGTTAGGGACGTGGCTACTGGAAACATGCTACACAAGTCAACGGGGAGCGTGGACTCTGGTGACCAAGACCAGACCACTACACAGGACGCAATCGTTACTTTAGACTTTATGGACTGCTATACCTTTGGTAATGGCGTGGAGAGCTATAAGTACCTAGACAGGATAGATGGAAGGTCTGTTGTCATGGGGCAGAGGGGACTGGCAGTAGCGGAGCAGGACTACAAAAAGACAGACAGGTTTGCTGACCTTACATACAGCGGTGTGTACAGCAGCAGCTCTGGCATAAATAACCTTAACGAGTTCAACCTAGGTCTGGCAAACTTTAAGACACTGGAGACATCGTTTGGCCCTATACAGCTACTGTTTGCAAGGGAGACAGACATACTCACGCTACAGGAGGATAGGATTAGTTACGTACTTGCGGACAAGAACCTTATCAGCGACTCAGTGGGTGGCGGGTCTATCGTGTCAGTGCCACAGATACTAGGCACACAGATAGCTCGTGTAGAGGAGTATGGTATTAGTTACAACCCAGAGAGCTTTGCTAACCACGGGCCTTACTTTTACTTTACCGACACCAAGAGGGGTGCTGTGATAGAACTTATGGGTAACTCTAGTAACGACAGGCTTAGGGTTATATCAAACCTAGGAATGCGGTCTTGGTTTAGAGACCAGTGGAACTTTCAGTTGAACACTCAGAAGGTTGGTGGCTTCGATCCATATATGGACGAGTATGTCCTTGGAACAAACTTAAACCCTGTGCCTGTACCTGAGCCTGTGCTACAGTGTGGCGCACAGCTATCGTTCAAGGGACTAAGTGAGCCTGTTACGCACACATATAACTTTGGAAGTATAATTGGAAACAGTGTAGTAGACTACGAGATATACTCAGGCGGGATTACTATAGACGTGCTATGGAACGGGAACACATACTCATCGGGTGTGGTTACTGTGTCAGGAAGTTTTACGTGGAACAAGTCAGCACTTACACCTACCAATGCACAGGTCACTATAACGCCTGTTGATACAGCTGCATTTAGTGTGACACCACAGTGTGTAGGGAAGATACCACTTACGGTAGTGAAGTGTATGATCAACTCAAGCACTAACGCAGGTGAGACTATACACGTTGAGTACAGCTGGAGCAATACAAACTCTAATAGCCCAGTAGACAGCGACATGGCCACACTGGGTACGAGTAACAACACGTTTAGCTTCTACAATGTACAGGCTGGTATAAGGTCACAGGGAGTGTTCCCGTACAGTGGAGTTGATTTCACTATCAGGGCAAACAAGGTAAACTTTGATGACTATAACTGGGGGTATCCAGAAGATAACTTCAAGTACCTGTCTTCTAATACCTTGTATGCCAATACCCCTACGGATGTGGCTGCGTTGTTAGCGGCCTCTACTACCATACCAAACGTAGACGTGACAAACCCGTCCCCTAACATAAACTTAGCAACGGTGACTGGGCTAAGCCTGCCAGTAGGAAACCAGTACCTGTATGTAATATACGACCTTAGGGATATTAGCGCACAGCAGCTGTGCTACGATTCAACTTCTGCGATTGCAGCTTGTTGTACGTGTACATGGAGCTGTGTTTCTTTCTCAGCGAGTACTGTATCTACAGAGGACACAGTGTGTGGCATGGTTATAAACTCAACGTACTACCACAACAATGGGTCTGGTTCTTTACCAGTGGTTGGAAGTGTTGTGTACACAAGTTCAAACTGTGAGGACACAACAACGGGTCTGGTAAATGTATTACCTTCAGGGTTCTATAAGATATCTGCAACAACGTACATGGAGATAGGATTAAATGGCCTGGTGCTACAAATAAAAAATTGTTAAAAAAATAATATGGGACAGTTAGGAACATACTACTTTAATGGAAACTCTTTTGCTCAGGCTACATCCGTGTTTACGGATTCTGATCTTACTACCCTTGCGCCAGATGGCTACTACTCAAATGCAGGCATAGTAAGGCAGCAATTGCTTGGCATACTGCTGTCCGCAGAGACATGCAGTACCTGCTGTGTTCCATGTAACGCTACTGTGGGAGTGTTCGAGAGTACAAATGGACTGTACTCATCATGCTTAGAGCTAGGTGGTGGAACGGGTGCTGTAATTTTTAGGATTCAAACTATATTTCTAGAGACTCCAAATAGGCCAGTTGGGACAATAATAACACACAACGGAAGTAACTACAACAGGTTTACCTGCAAGAATAACCACTTCGGTATAACGCTAGTGGATTACAGTAACGGGGTT